CATACGCTCGTCGTTTAAACGAGTTTGATCCGGACGTTAACGGAACTGAAGAGTGGTATCAAACATGCCGCCGAGTCATTGAGGGCATGTTTAATATTCAAAAACAACATGTCGCACGATTGGGCTTAGAATGGAATGATGCAAAAGCTCAGAGAACTGCAAAAGAAGCATACGATAGGCTCTTTAATTTAAAGTGGACACCCCCTGGTCGTGGTTTATGGATGATGGGCACTCAATTTCTTCAAGAGAAAACGGGTGCTGGTCTTTTCAATTGTGCTTTTCGCTCCACCAAAGAAATTTCATCAAAAGGTGGCTACTTGTTTGCCTGGATGATGGATGCACTAATGGTTGGAATTGGAGTTGGTTTTGATACAAAGGGCGCCGGCACAACTAAGATTAAAGAACCACAGTGGCTGGAAGACATTTATAAGATCCCTGATTCGCGTGAGGGATGGGTAGAGTCTGTTAGGATCATGCTTGATGGCTATTTCTTTGGAGCCAAGGTGCCCAAATTTGATTATTCACTTATCAGACCAGCAGGCGCCGCCATTCGCGGTTTTGGTGGCACCTCTAGCGGCCCCAAGCCGCTGATGGAGCTTCATCAAAATTTAATTGATCTTTACGGTTCAAAGATTGGCGAAACTATTACTTCCGTTGATATTGTTGACACCGAAAATCTTATCGGTCGTTGTGTCGTCGCAGGAAACGTTCGCCGCAGCGCTGCATTAGCTCTTGGTGATCATGATGACATGGACTACCTTAGCATGAAAAATGATGAAGAAAAACTTTACCATCACAGATGGGGGTCCAATAATTCTTTTATCGCAAAGGTTGGTATGGATTATGAGTGGCATGCAAAGCAAAGTCAGGTAAATGGTGAACCTGGGTATATTTGGCTTGAAAATGCCAAAACACGCGGTAGATTCAAGGATGAGCCAAGAGACGATGATAAAAACGTTATGGGCTTCAATCCCTGTGTTGAGCAGCAGCTAGAGGATGCAGAGCTTTGCTGTCTTGTGGAAACATTCCCGGCGAAGCATGACTCATACGAAGATTATTTAAGAACATTAAAGATTGCTTATCTTTATGGAAAAACTGTAACCCTTGTGAATACTCACTGGCCTGAAACAAATGCCATCATGCTTAAAAATAGACGCATTGGCCTATCTCAATCTGGAGTTGTGCAAGCTTTCAATAAACATGGTCGTAGAGAAATGTTTGAGTGGTGTGATATGGCGTATGGCCATGTGCAGCAGTTAGATCAGGAATATTCTGATTGGCTCTGTGTACCTCGATCAGTTCGCATGACCAGCATTAAACCATCAGGCACCGTTTCGCTATTAAATGGCTCAACCCCAGGTATTCATTTTCCCGAGGATGAATACTATATTAGACGAGTTAGATTTTCTAAAAATTCAGAATTAGTTAAAATTTTAGTTAAAAACGGTTATAATGTTGAGGACGATAAGTATTCGCCAAACACAGTTTGCGTTGATTTTCCAGTTCACGAGGAGCACTTTATAAAAGGTAAGAAAGATATATCGATATGGGAACAGCTTGAGATTGCAGCACAATACCAACATTACTGGGCAGACAATTCTGTTTCGATAACTGTGACATTTAAGCCAGAGGAAGCAGAGCAAATTAAGGATGCGCTTGAAATGTACGAAACTAGATTGAAGGCTGTTTCTTTTTTAAGATATCAAGAAACCGGATATGTCCAGGCACCTTATGAGCCAATAACAAAAGAAAAGTATGAAGAGTTGATCAAAGACATTAAAGTAATAACAAAAATTGAAACAGATTCTGCAGGAGCAGGAACTAAATTTTGTGACGGTGACACGTGTACTTTGTGAGAGAGGTGTGTTTTGAAACTAAATCATTTATTGCCTAAGCATCTAGAGCTAGGTAGGTGCCGAAGCGGTAAGCAGCACTATTGGCTACCTACAGGCTCAATCGAAGCAAAGCTGGGCGACAACGTTGCAATCGCTTTTTTTTGTAAGCATTGTGACAAGCGAGAATATATTTTTTTAAGTCATGGTGAATATAATATTCACAAAGGAGTTATTGATAATGCAATTCAAACCAATGAATCGACATTTACTAATCGAGTTTCTTAACGAGGAGACTGAAGCATCGGAGCAAGATGATCTCGGCATTGTGTTGCCGGAAACCTATAAGCCGAAGCAGGAGCATTATGCTGCTGTCAGGTTGTTGGCATGTGCAAATGATTGCAATAGTGTCGGCGATCTCAAGAAAAATGCAACGTTACTTGTTGAGTCTTCAATGATTAACGAGATACGATTCAAGGATGAGACGTATCAAATTATTTTAGAAAATTACGTTATCGGTAGGATTCGAAACTAGTTAATATTATGAGATTACCTTACAAAAAACAAATATTATACGCCTTCATGGGAGTGAATGCTGTTCTTTTTTTAGCTGGTTTTGCCCTTGAGAGTCCAAAGATTAGTTTATTGGCCATTGCCTCTGGAGCAGCGTGCTATATCGGAGTTAGACTAGACCATGATCAAGAAGATAAAGAATAGTTTTAAAAATAAGTTTAAATTTTGGACAAGTTTAAAAAAATATTTAGTTGAATATGGCATGCCATTTCTTGTGATTCTTATTGTTTGGGAAATAATTGAAGATGTAGTGTTCCCAATTATATTTTATATTATGGGCCACCACGTGCATAGTGGCTTCTTTGCTGCTATTCCTGTTGCGTGGATATTATGCCTACATCCAATAGCGGTGCCGATTTTGTGGTCACTGTACTGCTTTGTGTGGAGAAAGAAGAAAACAAAACCACCAAAGACTTGCAATCATGATCACTGACAATTAATATGAAAAAAATATTTAACGATTGGCATAATTATTTAAAAGAGGATAAGCAGGTGGACTCTAACAAAGTTGCAAAGGCAGTTATTTTTAATGATGATTTAGAAGTTCTTCTACTAGCTACAGATAATAATCCTCAATTTGAAGGTCACTGGGATTTACCCGGTGGCCATGTAATGATCAATGAAAACACTATTGATGGCTTAATTAGAGAAGTTTGGGAAGAAACCGGACTTATATTAAAAGATCCCGAAGAGCTTTACACAAAGGGAACCACTACTTTTTATGTAGCCTCGCTACCGCCGGGCGATATTAAATTAAGCAGCGAACATAAAGACACTATGTTTGCCACTTTGCAGCAGCTTGACGATTTATTAATCACTGATAGGTATAAAGATGCCATTAAGAAGGCTTATGAGTAATCATATTGAAGGATCATGTTTACCACTACGAAAAAATAGTAATTGGTGGCGACTTACGCGCCATAATTTTTGCTTATTATAATTCTTTACCATTAGTCTTTGTAAATTTGCAGGAGCCAAAATTTTATGAAAGGTTTCGATGGAATCTAGATTTAGCCTCATTAGGTATAAAAAACTTAGCTACCTCTCTGAATACTCCCAATGGACCTTGGACATATGGTGTTCAAAAAAATAAAATTTGGAGACATTTGCTTTATATTTTATCAATGTCTGGTTTAGTTCCCTTGTCTGATAAGGTACAAAAATTACGCATTGAAGATAATAATATTTTAAAAGTTACAACAGAACACTCGCGAATGATCAAGCTTTCATTTGACAAAATTGTAGTATTTGATAATGAAAGCTTAGAAGGCTTTCCCGCACCTCATGCTTCAGATGATCCGCAAAAAGTCTACAAGGTGTTAGATTGGATGAACGTTCGATCTGGCATGTCACATCCGTATGATGTAATCGAGGGTGATGATACGTTTGTTACTCAAATTTATTTCTATCCATCTGAAAGAATTGATGGCAACCATCGTGATAAAAAAGATTTAGTTGCGATATCTTACTTGACAAAGGATGAAATGAATGATTTTCAATTTTCTGATACATATGCCAGATTTAAAGTTTGTGACTTGATGAAGAAGTCAGGTATACGTGGCAAGAAGAATGGTAAAGACCCTAACAATCCCGAAAAACATAAGCACTATGCAATTAAAGTTGAAGCTTTTAAAAGAGAAATAATTCCATTACCAGAGACTGATTTTCCAGAGATGGAAGAGGAGAAGGATAATTTACTAATAGTACGCATGACTGATGAGGAGTTGATTGAGTGGCGATTTGATGGACCTAACCAGAAATTAAAAAAACTATCGAGCTGTTTGTGGAAGTTATAGAAAACAAAAGTAAGTTGGCATTTCACCTAGCCGGTATAATTCCAGTCGCCGGCCAGCCCTTGGATTTTAAAATGGACTGGTCTGATTGTTTAATGCCAATTGCGCCAAACTATACAGCAGTTGAATCTGCTGTATATGAATGCGCAGTTGCTGGCTGCGAGACGATTTGGATTGTATGTAATGATGATACCTCGCCACTGATTAGACACAGGATAGGCGAATATATTTTTGATCCAGTTTGGTTTAATCGTTCCATGGATAAGTTTCCAAATGCTAGCAGAAGAGTAATTCCGATTTTTTATGTTCCAATACACCCAAAGGATCGTGATAAGCGTGATTGCTTGGCTTGGAGTGTTTTGCATGGCTCATTAACAGCCTTCAAGATTGGACACAAGATTAGTAAATGGACTGCACCCGATAAATACTATGTATCGTTTCCGTATGGCATCTTCGATCCAGAAATTATTCGACCTTATAGAAAAACAATTTCAAGTCATGAAACCTTTTGTTTGCGCCACAATGATAAAACAATAAAGGATGGCGAGTACTTAAGTTTTACTTTTAATGGTCGTGATTTTATAAACTTTAGGCGAGTGATTCGTGAGGAGGGAACTGGCATTTGGGATCCTGAATCAGAATTAAGAGATGGCCTTTATCCAACAAAACGCCTGCCCATTGAAAAAAGATGGTCGGCTAGGCATTTTTCGCTTGACAAAATCTTCAAAGATGTTATATTAGATAATGTAAGTATTATTGATTTGCAGTGGTACTACAACATAGGTAGTTGGAGGGGATATCGAAACTTTCTTGCTTCACGGCATGAAGTTGCGAGGCCGCCTGAAAAACTACTTGGCTATAAAGAATTTAACCCTATAGGAGAGGACAATGGCTACTAAAACAGAAGTTGAGAAAGAACTGTCTAAGACAAAGAACAAGTTAAAGTGGGAATCTAACCGACGAAGGAACACGTTGGAGGCGGTCAGCAATCTAAGATCGTGGGTAGTATATAATACTAAAATTGGTGGAGATCTTAGAACGGATATTATTAGCAAAATTGACGAGATTATTGATAGGAGCTAAGATATGAACGTAATTCGTAAAATTTCATTGGTTATGAACGCCAATGAGCTTAAGTCAGCAGTTCAATATTGGATAAGACAAACCGATGCAGATATTGCTAATCATCTTGCAAAAAATAGGTGCAACTTTGTAATCAATAACGAAGGTGAAGACGGTTTTACAATCACAATTGATATCGCAGGAGAGTTCATTGATTCAGCCCAAGAAGAGTAATATTGATTTTGTAGGTTTGCATGCCCACAGCGTGGCTGGCTCCATCTTTGATGCGATGGGCTATCCACAGGAGCATATGGACTTTGCATATAAAAATGGATGTAATGCACTTGCACTAACCGATCATGGAAACATGAACGGCTTGGCATACCAAGTTTTACATGCAAAAAAAATGCATGCTGCCGGTCATGACTTCAAGCCTATTTACGGATGCGAAGCATATTTTATTCCTTCAATTGCAGAGTGGCGAGAAGATTATGAAAAAGTCATGGAGGATAAAAAGAAACGCAGAGCACACGCAAAGGAGGATCAGTCTGGTGCAACAATTGAAGACGAGGATGCTAGTAAAAAGGCGATTAAAAGTATTCTTAATCGTCGTCGTCATCTTATTCTTCTAGCTCAAAACCAAACCGGTTTAAATAATATTTTTAAGCTAATCTCAGAAAGCTACAAAGCTGAGAATTATTATCGCTATCCTCGCATGGATTACGATTTGCTTGCAAAGTATTCCGAAGGTGTGATTGCTGCGTCTGCTTGTTTGGGCGGTGTATATGCTGGAAACTATTGGAAGAACCGCGAGGATGGGCCTGAAGCTGTGTTGGATGCGATGCGCGATACAACACGTCGGATGATGGATATTTTCGGAGATCGCTGGTATGGAGAGTTGCAATGGAACAACATTCCGGAGCAACATGAACTTAATCAATACATTATTAAGATGCATGAAGAGTTTGGCATCAAGCTTATTTCTACAGCCGATAGCCACTATCCAAATCCCGACGCTTGGCGAGATCGAGAATTGTATAAGCGTCTAGGTTGGCTTGGCAAAAGCAAGCCTGACTACGAAGACACAGAACTTCCAGCCGGCACTGATGACATTGGCTATGAGTTGTATCCAAAGAACGGCGACCAGATGTGGGAGTCATATAAAAAGTATTCAGCCGAATGTAATGTTGAATACGACGATAGCTTGGTTATGAATTCGATTACCGAAACACATAGGATTGCACATGAACGAATATCTAATTTTTATCCTGATAATACTGTGCGTCTGCCTGATTTTGTGGTCCCTGCAAACCTAACCGCAACACAGGCTTTGACAAGCTTAAGCATCGATGGTCTTAAATCTCTGGATTTACATAAAAATACAGAGTATATTGAGCGCCTCAAGCACGAGCTACATGTAATTGATGATCGTGGTTTTAGTAAATACTTTTTGACCATGAAGGCCATTTCTGATCGTGCCAGCAAAGAAATGCTGACCGGTCCAGGTCGAGGCTCTGCCGCTGGCTCACTGGTTGCTTATGTTCTTGGAATCACACAGGTTGATCCAATCAAGTATGGTCTTTTGTTCTCTCGGTTTCTTCGATCAGACGCGACAGACTATCCCGATATTGACTATGATGTTGCCGATCCTATGAAACTTAAGGAAATGTTGATTGAGGAGTGGGGCGAAGATACTGTTGCACCTATTTCGAATTGGAACACGCTACAGCTTCGCTCACTCATCAAAGATATTTCTAAGTTCTATGGGATTCCGTTCACAGAGGTAAACGCTGTCACCGGTCGCATGCTTCACGAAGCTAAAGCACCGGCAAAAAAGAAGCACGGTATCAAGGCGGGTATATACAATCCAACCTTTGAAGAAGTTATGGAGTTTAGCACTACGCTACAAGCTTTTTTGAGGAAGTATCCCCATGTTAAGACCCATGTCGAGGCATTGTATGGACAAGTTCGCTCTTGCTCTCGTCATGCTGGTGGTGTTGTTGTTGCTGAAAATTTAGATCAGTATATGCCACTGATTAATTCTGGAGGTGTTCGTCAGACGCCTTGGTCCGAGGGGCAGAACGTTCGACATCTTGAGCCGATGGGGTTCATTAAGTTTGATATTCTTGGTTTGTCAACTCTGCGCATGATCGAGGGTTGTATTGAGCATGTCCTTCGTCGTCATCATGGTGTCGATAATCCAAGCTTTGAGGATGTAAGAGATTTTTACAATAATAATCTTCATCCTGATCAAATTGATTTCAACGATCAACAAGTATATGAAAATGTTTTTCATGCTGGCAAATGGGCTGGGATATTTCAGTTCACCGAAGGTGGGGCACAAGATTTTTGTAAACTTGCCAAACCAACTAGCTTGATTGATATCTCGGCTATTACTTCGATTTATCGACCTGGGCCCTTGAGTGCTGATGTTGATAAACAGTTTGTTGAAGCTAAAGAATCGCCACAATACATCAGGTATTTATCTGAGGAGGTGCAAGAGATTACAGAGGAGACATATGGCTTTCTAATCTTTCAAGAACAGATTGCTTTGTTGGCACACAAGCTTGGAAAAGACTTGACTCTTGATGAGGGTAACTTGTTACGCAAGCTACTTACTAAAAAGGGCACGGGCAAAGGCAATGAAGCAAAGACGAAAATTTATGAAAAGTTTATGCAAGGCTGCCGCGAGAAAGGCATGCAAAAAGTGGATTCCCAAAAACTATGGGACACTTTTGAGTATTTCTCTGGGTATGGTTTTAATAAATCACACGCTGTCTCATATTCAATCCTGTCGTTTCAATGCGCGTGGTTAATGAATTACTATCCGGTAGAATGGATGGCAGCATTTCTTGATAAAGAACCTGAAAGCAGAAAAGAAAAAGCAATCAATATTGCCAAAAAGCATGGTTTTGACATAGAGACGGTTGATATTAATCGATCTGGTATGGTGTGGGAAATTGGAGACAATGACAGCACGCTAGTTCAGCCGCTCAGTTCAATTAAGGGCTTGGGCGAAAAGGCAATCGAACAAGTCTTAAATCATAGGCCATTTTATACTATTGAAGAGTTTTTGTTTCATGATGAAATGAGCTATTCAAAGTTAAATAAGAAGTGCTTAGATGTTCTTGTTCGTTCTGAGGCACTAGCTCCTCTAATGGATGAGCGATTTACAAACATGAAACATTTTTGGTATTGCGTAGCGGTGGATCGTGTACGAAAAGCAAACAAGTTTCATGAGAACATTGAGCTTACAAAGAACGAGAATGATTTTACGGAAGAGGAAAAAATTCAATACTTAGTTGATTTGACTGGCATTTTTCCTATGAACCGCGTTGTCGATGAGGGCATCATTCGCAAACTAAGTGAAAAGTATGTCCCACCTATTTCTGAATATGATCCAGATTTACAATTGACATGGTTTATTCCACGTGATATAATTCCCAAGAAGACAAAGAACGGAAAGACATATTGGATTGTTGAAGTTATTGATTCAACAAGCTCAGTCACAAAAATTAAATGCTGGGGCGTTCGGCCCGAAAAGGATATGATTCACATTAACCGTCCGTATCTTGCAAAACTTGATTTTGATCCTCAGTGGGGATTTTCAACACGCTCGATTCGACACAACTTTAGGCTATTAGGATGAAAATTAAATATACAAAAGATCCACTACTTCATAAAATTGAATTACGTCGAACACCTGTTATCATTCGTGTTAATAAGTTTGATGAAAAATCGGCTCAAGAATTTTCTGAAAAAATGAGTGATGCTCACAACACGGGACAACCGGTCATTCCAATCGTCATTGACTCATATGGCGGCCAAGTATATTCATTGATGGCAATGATATCTGAGATTGAACATTCAGAATTACCCATAGCCACAATTGTCGAGGGTAAGGCAATGTCATGTGGTGCTATCTTATTTTCATTTGGTGCTAAGGGCATGCGATTTATGGATCCCAACGCCACCGTTATGATTCATGATGTATCGTCTATGGATAGAGGAAAGGTTGAGGAAATTAAAGCCAGTGCTGAAGAAACTGATCGACTTAATAAAATAGTTTACAAGATGATGGCTAGAAATTGTGGTAAGAAAGAAGATTATTTCTTAAATATTGTGCACGAAAAGGGTCATGCTGATTGGTTTCTTGATGCAGAGGAGTGCATGAAACACAAACTGGCTAATCAATTGCGAGTGCCTAAGTTTACTTTCGATGTTAAAGTTGATTTTAATTTTGAATAGTCCTTGACATAGAGATCGCCAGAGACTATAATGTATAAAGATCAAATGATCTACAAGATTGGAGATTTAGTTAGAGTCGCTTTTGATGAACCTTTGTCAAAGCATAATATTGGAATCATCATATCAATTAACGAGAATGCTACAATTTATGGTGTTAAGACCGCAAATTATGTACAAAAATTTCACTACTCATTTATACAACATGTCAAAGGAGGCATAAATGAACGAACAAAATGAAAAGGAACTTATGATTGTCGAGTATATCAAGTCAATCAAGGCTCTAGAGGATGCAATGGAGCCTTTTAAGGAGCAGCGTCGAGAACTTCGCAAGGAGTATCAAGATAATGGCTGGCTTACCCGCGAGGAGATCAGAGTTGCAATCAAGGCATATCGATTGATGCGCTCAGGTGACGATCTTGATGATTTGTATGATATGTACGGACTCTTGGCAAAGGCCAAGAATGGAGCAGTAAGTAATGCTTCTTGAGTACGACAGAATTCGGCGTGATGTCAAGCCCCCGACAAGGGGGCACCCATCTGATGCTGGCCTTGATGTTTATTATTGTCCAGAGTCGATGGAGTTCGGCACAGTTGAGATGGCCCCTGGCCAATCAATGTTATTTGCCACCGGTTTAAGATTTGGCATACCACACGGGTATATGCTAGAAGTAAAGAACCGCTCCAGCATGGCATCAAAACGCAGCTTGATTGTTGGGGCATGCGTGATTGATTCTGGGTACGATGGCGAAGTTTTCATTAATCTTCACAACATCGGACATAAAACTCAGTTTGTCGAGCCCGGTACAAAAATTGCACAAGTTGTCATGGTTCCGGTTGTATCGTTTCGACCAATTGAAACTGCATCTGGCGATCTTTATGATTGGTATCCAATCGCAATTAGCGACAGAGGCGCAGGCGCTCTTGGGAGCACCGGTGAATAGAGCCCAGCGCAGAGCCGCAGCAAAAGCAGCGAAGAAGGGTGGAGACAAAGAACTTTCCGAGAAAATTTTTTTATTTGACCAGATGCCAGACGAGTGCTCCGCATGCGTAAAGCCATTTGACAAGACAAATAAAGATATGGTAAGATCGTGGAATGTGGTTGTGAGAGAAGAAGAAAAAATTGTTAGATTATATTGTCCAAATTGTTGGCACAAGGCTAAAACACTTATTGAACAATTGGAGGAAAAATGAAAATCAAAGAGACACTTAGCTATGACGATGTGCTTTTGGCCCCGCAATACTCAGATATAAATTCTAGAAAACAAATAAATATCGGAAACAAATTTAACAATGCAGAGTTTAGTTTGCCAATCATATCTGCTCCTATGGACACTGTTACCGAGGCTGCTATGGCCATTGCCATGCAAGAGGCTGGTGGGTTAGGAATCATTCATCGATACAATTCTATAGACAGGCAATGCAAGCTAGTCCACAATGCAATATCTGCCGGGGCAAAAAATGTCGGCGCAGCGGTCGGTGTCTCTGATGATTGTTTGAATCGCGCCATGGCACTGCACAACGCCGGGGCAAAAGTAATTTGTGTTGATGTTGCCCATGGTCACCATTCATTGGTAAAGCGGGCCTTAGAAAATCTAAAGAATATTTTTGATGATAGCATCCACATCATGGCTGGAAATGTCGCAACTCTTGAAGCTTTTAACGACTTGGCTGACTGGGGAGCTGATAGTGTTAGGATTGGCATCGGTGGTGGCTCAATTTGTTCAACTAGGATTCAAACTGGGCATGGTATACCAACCTTGCAATCTGTTATGGATTGTGCAAAATCAGATCGGGATGCGCTCCTAATCGCAGATGGCGGTATCAAAACTTCTGGAGACATCGTTAAATCACTAGCAGCCGGTGCAGATTTTGTTATCGTTGGATCTTTGTTGGCAGGCACCACAGAAACGCCCGGCGAGGTTTTATATATTCGCGGCGATAAGTACAAGGCATATCGTGGCATGGCATCTGAAGAGGCGCAAAAAGACTGGAGAGGTTCGGCCTCCTCCTTAGAGGGAATCGCGACTAAGATCCCCTACAGAGGCCAGGTTAGTCCGATTTTAACGAAATTAGAGCGGGGTATACGCAGCGGCTTTTCTTATACTGGCGCAAAAAATATAAAAGAATTGCAAAACAAAGCAACCTTTGTGAAGCAAACTATTGCTGGTCAGTTTGAAAGTTCAACGCACATTGATAAAAGATACAGATGAGTTATGGAATTAACAATAAAAAGATTATATTTTATGATACAGACAAGCGTCATGTTGAACTAAAAATACGATTGCAACACGATAGCCTGAAGCAGTCAGAATTTTTTCGTGCTGTAGTGACTGCGTATATTGAAAAGAATCCATTGTTTTTACAATTTTTAGACGATTATAGAGAGCAAAACAACACACAAAGCAAACAAAAGATTAAAAAATCAAACAAATTAATTGAGAAAGGAAGAGAATTGGAAAAGAAATTTAATTTAAAAGAAGACGAAAAAGAAAGTATTTTTGATTTGATTGCAAGGGAGCACCCCGATTTATGAAAAAATGTTCAACCCTTTGCTATAGAAATAATATTGATTGTAAATCGACTGAGTGTAGGTATTGGATTAAATTTTCAGAAGATCACAACTGTAGCTTACTATCTATTTATAAGAACGGAAAAATGAATCTTAGAGAAATTGCGGTGCGTGAGGGTATCAGCTACGCAAGAGTCAAACAAATACAAGATGCTGCGCTAACTAAATTGAAAAAACGCGGTTTTGATCTTAAGCAATTTTTATATGATTAAAAAGCTTTTTACCGAAGACATAACTATTTAATAACAGTTGCTTGTTAAAGTATCAGGAGATAATTAAGCATGAGTAAAAAAACACTTTTAAACGAAACACAGATTCGTAGGTTTATGAAACTTGCAGATCTTGGTGCTACAGAAAAATTTCAAAGCCTTTCTGAAATGGGCGGTATGGGCGCAGCTTATGACCGCGATGAAGATATGGGCGATATGGATGATATGGGTGGCCCACCCGAAGACGAGGGCGCAGACCCCGTTGGCGATATGGGCGGCGACATGTCGCTTCCACCCGAAGCTGTTGAAGCTGTCGAACAGGCTGTTGAAGCCGCTGTCGATGCTATGGGTCAGGAGCTTGAAAAATTTGGCGTCTCAGTTGACGCAAGTCGTGAAGGCGATATGCCTGAGCCTGAAGCCGATATGCCCGACGCACCTGGCGGTGATGACGAGCTTATGGAAGATAGGACCGATAATTTAGGACACGGCCCTGGCAAAGAAGTTAAAGACGGCAACGGCAAGCCTACCGGTCGCTATCTTAAAGAAGAAGAGGACGAAGAGCTTGAGGAAGCTGCCCGCGTTGTTCGTGGAAGGCAAGCCCAAAAAGATCGCGAAGAAAAAGAAAAGCGCGAGAGAGAGGCTAAAGGCAAGAAGGGCTTCATGCAAGAAGGTGATGAAGAGGAATTGGAAGAACTTGCAAAAGCAACTCCAGGATCCACCCACCGTGATCGTTTGGAGAAGCGCAAAGAAGACGCAAGAAAAAGAAAAGAACAACAGTCCGAAGGTCTAGACGAAATTGACTACATTGATGACGAAGCCGTTGTTGAAGAGGTTGCCCGACGAGTTGCTGCGCGTTTGATGAGAGAGTCTCGCGCTCAAAAAAGAGAGCGTCAGATTGAAGAGCTTGCAGAAAAAATCGCAAATAAGTTAAACCAGTAAGTGATTTAGTGTAAAATACTTATGTAGGATGCCACAGTGTTACTGTGGCATTTTTATTGGAGATTATTATGGAATACGTTATTGGGATTAGTTGCTTTCTTTTTGGATTTGTGACCCACAGAATGTTAAATTTTATTTTTAACTTAGGAAAAAGCGGTCTTTTAGTCAAGGCGATTGGTTGCCAATCGCTATACCTGCTATCAACAACTGCTGCAACTTTTGTAGTTATTAAACAAATTAGGCGGAAAGCCTTGATTGAAAGCGGCGTTGATGGTCAGGCACTGACAAACACAGAACGATTATACGATGCGGCATATAATAACTGGAAACATTCGGCAATCCAAAACTTTTTACACTCCTATCCAGAGTTATTTAGAAATCAATTAGGATTTGATGATTGGGATGGCGCCATGCGTTATTTGCGAAAAGAATATAAAAATGTAAAAATATAACAATAAACAGGCTGGAGAAACTACAATGCCAAAAAAATTTACTGAAAATGCAGATGAAAAAACAGATGACAATAAAACATTTATACTAGTTGGGTCTGATGAGAAGAGCGACGACGAGTTTCGAGTTTTTGGTATCGTAGGCGATATAAACGAGGAAAAGTCATCGGAAGCTATTTATTCGCTTATGCACTTTCACCGCACACGCGAAATAGAACAACTATCAGATCCTGCTGATGTTAATTCAGAGATTATTAAAACTGTTCGACCTATTCAATTTATTCTATCTACCCACGGTGGATCCGCCGAGGAGATGTTTGGTATCTACGATGTCATGCGTAATGTAAAAAAAGATTGCGACATTATCACCCGTGGCCTTGGAAAAGTTATGTCTGCCGGTGTTTTGCTGCTCGCAGCCGGAACCAAGGGTCAAAGGGAGATTGGCCGCAACTGTCGAGTAATGATTCATAGTGCGGTTGGTGGCTACGCTGGCTCTCTACATAATCTTGAAAATGAAATGGAAGAAGTAAGATATATTCAAGAACAATACATTAAGGCACTTGTAGATGAAACAAACATGACCACCAGACAGTTGAAAAAAATGTTAGAAAAAAAGGTTAACGTTTATTTAAGTGCCGAAGAAGCGGTAAAATTGGGCATCGCTGACCTAATTATATAGTAAAAAGGAGTTATAGTTAGATGGCAAAGATTACCGGTGTCGAAGCGCGAGTGCTTGTTAATCATTTTCGCTGCGTCATGGAAAAAAAGGGTTATGTATTTTTTGAAGGCAAAAAGCCATATGATTTAAATATTGTAGGCGTTCGTAGCTACAATATGCGTGCCAACAAGTTCGATGACAATATTAATGTTTTTTATAAAAACACAAAAAAAGATTGGGAAGTTAGGGTTTATAAAATCACAACAGACCCAGGCTCTTATTATTTAAAAAATCCCATGAGAGTTGCCGGAACTGCGATTATGGTGCCGGGACAGTATAGATCGGCATACACTATTGGTACCCATAAGACTTATGAAGCACTGGTGCAAAGAGGTAAAAATCCAATAAAAGTATATCGCGATTCTAACTTGGATGAAATTTTAGACATGCATGCAGATTCAGTGATGGAGGGTTGGTACGGGGTCAACATCCATAAAGCAGGTTCTGACTCCACAATCGTCCATCGCTGGTCGGCTGGCTGCCAGGTTTTCAAAACTAGTAGTGATTTCAATGACTTTATGACACTAGTGAATCGTGCCGCAAAGTATTGGGGACCAACGTTCACATATACACTTTTAGAAGAAAAAGATTTTGAGGATTGCCAATGAAAGATTTAGACAAGGCAGTTGAAAAGTTTTTTGCCAAAGATCAAAAAATAACTATTAAAACTTTATTTGAGGAAGTCGAAAAGGCTATGGAGCTTTTTGATTCACGACCTCTAACCGAGCAAGAAAAAAGAAAACCCGGTGGTCGCTTTAGTTATTCGATTCCAATTCCAAAATTAATTCCCACTGAGGCGTGGGGAGATCCTGATAGCCAATCACGCCAAGAGATCTCTAAAATATTTGCGGCGGTTACCGGTGGTGACAATATGAAGGCTCGTATACAATCTGTTAATAGTTTTTTAGATCCAAAGAGGGCCACAGGCAGACGATCTCAAACTAGAATCTTGAATATGATGATGATCATTGAGGCGCTTCAAGCGACTCTGAACGATTATAATGAAGCCTCTGCCGGATTCGTATTTGAGGCATTCATGGCCGCACTTACCGGTGGTTTTCAAGAGTCCGGTCGGGTCGGAGGCACACTCCCAATCGAAGACTTCGCAACCCGAGCCGGTGAAAATGTCAGTCTCAAACTTCTTAGCCCCGACACACCAATCCATGGCAGCTTTACTAATCTTATGGATTATCTTTTTATTCGTGGTGGCGAAGGTTTGCCTGAAATTAAATATTTGATTGCTTTTAAGTTAACAATTGGTGGTCGAATTGGTGAGGGCGTTGTTGAGAGGTTGCAGATTTTTGATTTTATGATTACACGAGATAATGTGGTTGACTTAATGATAGGCACCGGAAACGCTGGTGTTATGGGTAAAAGAGCCGCAGAATTAAAAGCAGCGATTGAAATTTTCAAAAGCAGAGGCCCCCGCGAAGGGCAAGCAGCCCTTGCAAAAGTTCTGGTGGCAAACTTAATTCCTGATCCTAAACGAAAAGGTAAAAAAATGAAGGATCCAAAAGATCCTGGCGTCCCAGGCTACACTGTTAAGGGCATGTTTTATAAAAATTATGACAAACTGACCGGAGATGTTGTAAATATTTCTGACCCAGAGCACATCTGTATTGATCCAGATGAGCCAGACCCAGAGAAAGCTAAGATACCAGACACTCCCGAGGGCCGCGAAAGGTGTAAGGAAATTGAGCGGAACATTAAATTACAAAAGGGCAGTTACGCTGCGCTTTCAAGAAAAGCTGCAAAATATGATCAGCCGACCATACCCGATGAGGAAAGGCCAGAATCTATGACTGAGAGCTTCCATGCAAGAGAGAAAAGACTAATGGAGTGGGAGACACAACAAATGCTATTGGAGGCTCAAGCAGGCCCAGGTGACAAATCGCAGTGGTCTATCACCAGAACACAGATGGATGCCAACAAAGAGCTTGCAGCAACAGACTATCACGGCGAGGTCAATTTGTCGCAGGAAAATATTGACCAACTGGTTGAAATATATAGCGATATTCTTGGCGAACAAATGATTCAGCTTTTGGAATTAACAAAGAACTTTACAGAGAATGTTGGAAGATATTTTAGTGCCGAAGATAGAACTGAGGGTCAATCGGCAAACAGTGAAGCCCAGGAGCAAGGTAAGGAAATTATTACTAACCTTGCAGCGGATCCAATTAAACAGAAAGATACATAATAAATAACTTGACAAAAAACTAAAAATAAACTATTATCATACAAGAGGTGTAAATTGTCAGATTTAAAAATGCGTTTTGATTCAGAAACTTCTTTGAATCAAAAAATTATTGACGGCGTTAATGTGCTTGCCGATAACGTCGCTTCTACATTAGGTCCAAAGGGGCGTAATGTAATATTGCAAGAAAAAGGAAAGAGCCCAATCATTACAAAGGATGGGGTTACCGTGGCTCAGTTTGTTCATTTGGATGATCCATTCATGAACGCTGGTGTACAAATTATTAAACAAGCAGCAACACAAACAAATAATATTGCCGGTGATGGTACAACGACCTCGACAGTCTTAGCACGCGCTATATTGACGCAGGCTCAAAAATACCTCACTGCTGGGGCTAGCCCGATTGAACTCAAGCGAGGGATTGACAAGGCTTCTGAGGCCATTATTGATAATTTGAGAGAACTCGCTACGCCAATTACTAGCGAGGAAGATATCGCCCATGTTGCCACCATCTCTGCCAATAACGATAAGAGTATTGGCAACTTAATTGCCATGGCAGTTGATCGCGTTGGTAAAGATGGTGCCATCACAATTGAAGAGGCCCGTTCTTCTGAGACTTCTCTTGACATTACAGAGGGTTTTATTTTTGATTCGGGCTACCGCGCCACCGCTTTCATCACTGATGAAAGACGAGGGTTAATGCGGTACGATGAGCCGCTTATTATGGTGACCGATCACACAATCTCGACAGTCGAACAAATTCTGCCCATCTTAGAAGTTATCGCAAGAGAGGGAAGACCATTTGTTTTGGTTGCAGAAGAGATTGAAAACCAAGCGCTTGCAGCCATGATCATGAATGCGATGCGTGGGACACTAAAGGTCGCCGCTATCAAGGCGCCTCGCTACGGTGAAGAACGAAGAAGCATTTTGCAGGATTTGGCGATTGCCGTCAACGCTACATTTGTTTCGCGTGAATCTGGTATGAAGGCGCATGAAACTAAGTTGGAGGATCTTGGGTCTGCTAAGGTTATTGAATGTACAAAGACTTCCACAACCGTTGTGGGTGGAAATGCTAATTACGAATTGGTTGATCAACGCATCGAAACTTTAAAGGAGCAACTCAAAACAACTGAATCCATACGCGACTGTGAAAAAATTCAAGAAAGAATCACACGTTTAGCTAGCGGAATTGCAGTTATCCGAGTTGGTGCGGCAACCGAGGTTGAAATGGTAGAGAAAAAGCACAGAATTGAAGATGCCTTAGAAGCTGTTCGATCTGCACAGGTCGAAGGTATTGTGCCGGGTGGTGGCGTGGCGTTAATTCGTGCCAGTAAAGAATTGACCATTGATGCAGATAACGACGATCAGGCTATGGGTGCGAGCATTGTGCAGCATGCTGTTCGATCTCCACTAAGACAAATGGCTTTGAACGCTGGCTTGTCGCCTGATCTCATTGAATCGTTAGTCGAGAGTCTAAATGAAAATGAGGGCTATTGTTTTTACAATGGCGAACAATGCGATATGATCAAAGCAGGAATTGTTGATCCGGTGAAGGTTACTGGCACAGCGTTGTCAAATGCTGTATCGGTTGCTGGGACTTTAATTACCACCAATCACGCCATTATTGGTGTGTGAAACTAATTACCCATGCAGTATGATTGGGGGATTGTTTAATGGATAATCAAAGCTATGAACTTAAAGAGGCTTTTATTCGATTAGAATCGCAACTTGATAGAATGATGGATGGAATCGGTGTCGTTAAAAGCGAAATTGAATCTATGGCTGAGGACATAACAAAAATTAAAGAAGCAGTATATAATCCAGATCAAGGAATTTATGCACGCTTACGCTCTTTAGAGTCTTGGAAGTCCACATCATCAAAAGTGATGTGGATTATGCTCTCTTCAATAGTTGGATTAGTTTCTTTGAGCGTGTGGCAATTAATATTTCCAAAACTTAGTTAATATTGTCGGAGTTTACATGAGAGTTAACATTCAATTTTCAGTTGATATTGATGAAATACCTGATCGTGTCGTTGGTTTTGTACAGGAAGCGGAAAATTTATTAGATTTTTTGAACAATGAAATGATTGCCAGTGAGACAAAAACACATCTAAATAATAAAAATGTTTTAGCTGCAATTGATTTATTATCAAAGTTTCGTGAAACATTAGCTGAGGTGGACATACGATTAGATGACTGCATGAATATTTTAGGGGGCTATCAAAAATTATTGATGGGCGAATTGCCACAAATCAATAGTTTACCCGAAGAGGTGTAACACATGAAAGATTTTCAACCTGGAGACTTAGCTTATGTTCCGTCTGACGTTTCCCTGATTCAATATAATGATGATGGCGGTGTTAGTAATTATTTTACAACCACTGAACCGCAATATGTTTTAATTTTGAATTCTCAATTAAAAAAAGGTAAACATGTTTTTGCATGTGAGGTATTATTTAGAGGACAAACTTGGTCAGCAAAGCCAATAGATTTATTTACAGTAGATAATCAAGAAAATGGAGTTAAAAATGGCGACTATTCGCTTAATAGAAGTGTCAAAAAGTTCTAATGTTATAAAAAATTCAGCGTACACACTGAGAGAAGTGTACATCAATCCAGAGCATGTTGTTTGCTTACGAGAGGATATATTTACATCACAGCTTTTAAGAGAGGGTCAGTTACCCGAAGGCTTAGACGATCGCCAAAGGTTTACCCGCGTTCAATTAAATCGTGGCTCCACTGGGCTTGATTTGGTCGTGGTAGGTTCGCCAGATACGGTCGAGAATCAATTAAGAACTGGCGCAAAACAATTATTAAGAGGGTAAAATGACAAATCATTTTCATATTTATGCCACCGGCACATGTCCATTTTGTATAGAAGCAATTAAAATTCTTGAAAATTCTGGGTACGAGTACGTTTTAACCATGCTCGATAAAAGTCCCGAGTTCCGAAATCAATTAAAGAAAAAGTGGAAGTGGGACACTGTGCCAATCATACTTGTCAGAGATATTAATGGTCAGGAGTGTTTGGTTGGTGGCTGTAGCGACTTAAAAGAGTATTTTGAAATAAAAAATAATTCTGATGAGTGTAAAGAGGAATGTTCAATAGAATAATCACACCCCTGCGTTTTCAAAATGACGCATCTAAAATTACACATATTGTTGCTCAAATAATAAGCGGAGCTACAAGAAACATCACCTCACCATTTTTTATGGGCGGTGGCTTGGAGGCCGGGTTATTAAATTACGGTTACAAAATTAAAGGATATACAGATTATAAAGATTTATTTGATTTTTGGAATTGTTTATTAAAAGATCCAGAGGCCGTCTTTCAAGCAGCAAAATGCTTGATGCCGATTGATGAGGATTTGTTTTATTTAATGCAGACCAATCTTAGTGAAAATGATGAGTGGTTCACTAAAGCTGCCATGTTTTTTGCAATAAACAGAAGCACAGCACATGGCACCGTCTCATATGGCAAAATGCAAAAAAACCACCCACATTTTAACGAACATTCTTTGCGACTATTGAGAAACTTTAACGCTAAAAACTTGCAAGTTTTCTATGAGCCCAACTATACAAATATTATTGACAATAGCGATGATATTATTTTGTGCTGCCCACCAACGTATATCTCAATGCCCGGACTAACAGGTGGCCCAGTGCCCCACCCAGAAAACAAAAATATTGATCATTCTAATTTATGTGAATTATTGTCTACAAAAAATAAATGGATTTTATTCTTAAATTATCACGAAGATTTGATTAAAATGTATGAGTCGTTTAATATTATTTTTATCAATAAATTTTATAATAAAACAGAAGATGATCCTCAATACATTTTAGTGACCAACGGAGTATAACAATGCCATTATTTGAATCACAACACGTTCAGAAGCCATGGGGAAGCGTGACGACTATTGCAAAAAATAAACACTATTCTGCACGCATCCTAAGAATCAATCAAGGCCACAGAATTTCTAAACATTATCATATAGTTAAGGATGAAACAATCTACATAATGCGTGGAAGATTGATGATTGAAATAGTCGAGGATGGTCATGAATCCGTGAGAATATTAAAGCGTGGTGATGTTTTCAGAATCAAGCCAAAAACGATACATAGATTTTGCGCTCACTGCAATTGTGATGTTAAACTTTTGGAAATAAGTGGTGCAAAAGTAGATGATGAGATTCGTCTTGAAGACGATTATGATCGCGAAGTTATGATTGCAAAAACTTAAATTTATAAATTTATTTTTTCAATAAAGACACCCTTTGGGCGTCTTTTTTGTTTTGTCGCTTATAGTTACAAATGGAGGGCATGTTTAATGCAACATGTTATGGGCTATAAATCCGCTCTGATTTTGTGGTTTGTTACCATATTCATGCTCTTAGGCTGCACACCTGTCCCATCTCACTCCACAGCACAAGACGGCGTTGACATTGATACTGAGGGGCTTGAAGTTAATATTTCTGAAAACTCAGAATCAAGCGCAAATGTGTCGCGACAACACAGACGCACAGTTAAAATGTCTAAAGATGCCTCTGTTGTTGTTTGGGGCTCAGTTGGTGGCAGAAGGGTTGTTAGTGGCACTGGAACTTATTTTGAGCACAAAGGCTATCACATAGTTATAACAGCTTATCATGTTTATGATGATCCGCGAATCGAGGGAGCTTTAGTGCAAAGTCAATCGGGCGAAATGGTTGCCGGAACAATAATCTATTCCAATGCTGATCGAGATATTTGTGTATTGTTGGTGCCGCAAATGCGTACTGTTGATGCTGCGCGACTGAACCCAATAAGACCTTCGCAAGCTGATGAGGGACTCAGTGTGTTGTACACCGGGTTTCCTGGCCATCATAGCTACAATGAACCGCTAACTTTCAATGGCACGCTGGCTGGGATTAGCGATTCAAGTGGGTTCATAATTATGCAATCTTATGCGTGGATGGGTTCGTCTGGGTCGGGTGTTTTCGACACAAGAGGTCGATATGTCGGTGTTTTAGTTGCAATTGATGTCGAAAGAGGCATTTATGGTCCACAATTACAGGAAAATGTTGTGTATGTATCCCCCATATGGGCTGTTGGAGTTGAAGAAATAGAGGGGATATTGGAGGGAAGGTAAATGTTGTGGTGCGCCACGAAAAGAATTATTGCAATTTTTATTTCAATGCTTTTTGTAACTGGCTGCACGACAAATATGGAATATTATATCGTTGGTTCGGGAACCGAAACAGTGGTCGAGACGGTTTATGAAACTGTTTACGAGGAAATAGAAATTCCAGTCTATATCGAAGTGGAGGTTCCCGCTAACCCTGGTGAGATTTGGGTTGATTCCTTTATTCAACCTCAGTCAGTTGATGGCGTAGACATTCTTTGGGTTATTGATACATCTGGCTCGATGAACGCCTATGACGAAGAACTGTTGGCAGGAATACAGGCGATGTTACTAGCACTCCCAGAAAGCGGCTGGCGTTTAGCCATGTTGTCTAATGACCCAGGAGAGGCATCTATTGAATCTCAGTTTCCATTGGTTCCTGGCGATGATATTTTAGATGCTGAAAATATGTATCACAACATGGGAAGAGGCCATCGTGAGGAGGGGTTTGATGCGGCATATGAGTATTTGATGAATAATACTTATGCTCAAACATGGCTTCGATATGACGCTGCTTTGTTGGTGGTTTTTGTATCAGACGAAGAAGAGCAAAGCGATGATCATTTTCCTACAGTTGATGGATTTATTTCATGGTATCAAGGACTTAGAGGTGGCTCAACTTATTTATCAAGTGTTGTTAACTTAGATCCTTCTGAATCATTATGTAATCCGAGTACCTACAATGCTGGATACAGATATATGCAAGCAACTAATCACTTCATGGGTCAAATCATCGATATTTGCTCTGAGGATTGGAGTGCTGGCGTGGTTGATGCAGCAAGAAGACTGGAGCCACATGAACACATTCAGCTTACACATGAGCCAATTGAAGAATCTATAAGAGTTTTTATAAATGGTGCATTAAATTATGATTGGACGTATTCGTCCTCCGATAATACTATTTACTTTACAATAATACCAGGCGGAAATGATTTGGTGGAAGTTGGATACCGGTATTTTCCGGTCGATACTGGTGCTGCTGGCGATACTGGTATAGATACTGGCGCGTAGGAGGGTAAAATGTGGAATTTACTGGAATTATACTATTAACAGTTGGATGCATGTGCGTTTTTGTGATGCACAAACATTCACAATATAAAAAAAATGAAATGTACAGGTTACAAATAATGGATTATGAAATGAGAAAATTTATGAATCAAGCGATTCATGATTTTGATAAAAAACGATGATTAATTGTGGCACTTATATTTTATTGTTGGACTTGGCTGCTGTTATAGGAATTGCAATTTACTGGCTACTTAGTAATAGAGAGGTGTGAATTGCAAAACATATTTTTATTTGCGTATGGATGCTGTATTTTATTTGGCGTTTATTACGTTGTATCTGGAATTTTAATACACAAAGAATCAAAAAGAATAAAAAAACTCAATGAAACGGTCGATAATTTGTTGAACAACAATTACGATTATGATATAATTGATCCAGATGACATGAGATTTGAACACCCAATACCACGAAAAAATAGGAACAATCATGACACAGCATACAATAGACTCGTCTGGAACCCCGAGACAGAATCGTGGACAAAGATTAGACATTGACGCGGAGGACAAGGCATTAAAAGCAGTTGCTTCAGGTGTCGCCAAATGCGTTTTATATATTTGTTTGACAATTTTTCTTTGTTTTTATGTTTCATCTTGCAATTTGGATACTGAAACAATTCAACAATGTGAGGCATCTTGTAGCACATCTGGCAACAGAATGAAATCTGTTTCAAATTCTACTTGCGAGTGTATTTCGCGACTTGAAAATGAATTTGGCGGCTTAGACGATGATATCTGGGTTTTGCCCAGGACTTCCGCGCCGCAATAAAATCATTATAATTTGAAAATGGAGCATAAAAAAATATATGGACAGTCGATGGATCAGGGTCGAGTATGAAAATGTAAACGATGTTCGTTTATCAGACTTTGATAGAAAAGTAATTTTTGAAAGACACGGAGAAAAACCAGTATGGTTTCATATTTTTTTTTCTTGGAAGCCAAATGAGACAATTGTCTTTGGTGAGAAATCTGTCGAGCGAATAGTGAAAAAGTATCCAGACTGTCATATATACTATAGGCGCAGAATTAATGAAAAAAGACTTAAATAAAAGTTTGATACAGTTTTGCAATCTTCAACTTTCTTTATTGATTAAAGAAGAGTCACAACTTAGACAATCTGTTTATAATATACAACTCCAGAGAAAATATCTAAAAGATGTGTTGCAGGAGTTAACTGGTGAAAAAATTAAGCCATTACCCGGAGAGGAAGAGTTTGATAACCTACTTCGCTTCCCTGATAAATAAGTTTGTAACTGTTGTATCAACTTTTTTCAAAAAAAATCGAATTTTTGAAGAAGACGCGCGTCTATTACACGTCTCAAATAAAAATGAGACAAAACCTGAACCAAAAATCATTATTTTGAAAAAGGGCGAAAAAATGGAAACTAATCTTGAATTGGCCAACACTGAAAAGACGTTAACTCCACTTGAAAGTGCGATTGAACGTGCGCTACTGTTTGGGGAAAACATGTATTTCTCAACCATGGCCTTTAGCACGTCAGAGTCTCTGACTGATCCCGAAAAGGCTCCACCTAATTTGACACCAGAGGCATATACCGCTTTTTGCGAGTACACCGCCCAGTTATTTGCAACAGCGGCGGCTGCACGTCAGGAATTAAACGGCATTAGCGCGTAATGGGTATTTTTTGGACTGGCAAAAAAGCTCCTAAGCCAGAAGCTAAAAAATGCTTGATGGAGCACATCGCAGATAACTGGACCGGTGGTTTCGCTGCTGCCTTTCATCATGATGATGGTGGCGAACACATTATGGCAGTTTTAGAAGTTAACGACCCAGACGAAGCACTAAATGAGGAATTGCGTTCTAAATTTGGCGCTAAGTGGATGGGGTGGCGATTGGTAATATTAAAAGTTCCAATTGGCCACGTTAAAGTATTTTACAACAAAAAATAAAGGGAATAAAATGTATAATTACATGGCGATTGTCGCCAGTTTGTTTTGTATTGGTGCGGTCGATATGATTGATAATGGGGTGGCACATGTCATCTTTACAACCGATGGGCCTGAGAGTTATGAGGCCGATATCCCAATTGAATTATTTCCATGCGAAATTTCAGAGGGTGATTTGTTCTATGCTCAAGTTATAAACGGTGTTACTGAGATAAGGTGTGGACAGCCTGATTTATAATTTGAAAAAAATATTGAATATTTTTGAATGCGACTCGTCTATGCACTGACAAGTAAAAAGGAGAAACTTGTGAATACTCTTATCAAGTACGCATTTTTAGCGTTTGGTGTTTATTTTGTTATTTCTTTTCTTGCCGACAATCCGCATGCTTTTCGTGATTTGAAAAGCTGGATTGATGGCGTAATTGCGGGATTGATATCGTGAGTGAAGACCCGCTGATTGTGGTTATCGAGCGTTCGCCGGATGAAACAATATTTGTGCAAGTGTTCGATGATTTTTTATTAAACTGCATTGATGAAAATGGTAACGATGTTGAACTAACTAAAGAAGAAAGAAAGTATATTTTTATAAAATACAAAAATGGCGAGTGTGATGCTCGCTACTCTTGGGGGACTCATGAAAGTAACGCTAAATGAACATATTGAAATGGTTGACCAGAATTCACAGGCGACCGCAAAAGAGATTGAAAGCCTGTGTGAGCGCATGCGTGGCAGATTTAGGGTGTGCGGCTTTGACAACGTATGGCAGAACTATAAGGCGCGTGGAAAACACAACGAGACAAAGCGAAAGCAGAGCAGGGCACTTGTTAGGCAATACGTTGATATGATTCTTGAAACTCAGGACTATCGCTGCACCCACTGGCTGCATGTTGAGGATGATGAGCTAAACGGAGTTTGGAACCGTCCAGGCGGCAACTATTGTAACTGGAAGATTACAAATATTATTTATGAAATTGACCATGTTCATCCGACAAATGCAGGTGGTAAGGACTGTCTGACCAATTATCAATTTCTATCATCTAACGCGAATCAATTTGTAAAGTGTTCGCTGACCTACGATGATTTGCTGAAGAGGGTTGATTTGTCTGACCGGCTCAAAGAAAGAATTTTGCACGTGCTCGACCAAAGACAAAAACTTTTTGCATCTAAGAGGTGGCAGATTTTTATGGATACGCTCAATAAATACGAGGGAACATTTAATGATTAAAGTTGGTGATTTAGTGAGACTTAACCCGGAACACCACGGGGGCATGGATAATTTGGTGTTTGTTATCGAGGTCCGTGACAATACGTTGCCACATGAATTGATTGTGCGTATGCAGGGCTATAATGGAGAAATTAGTGTTTATGAAGACGAAGTGGAGGTTATAAGTGAAGTATTACATAAGCAAGGTTGATGTGAGGTATGGTGACCCTGACGCTGGGGAGCCTCGATTTGTTGCGAAAGAGAGGGTACTAACAAAGCCCAGCAACTACAAGACTGCGAAATATGCTGCTCAAAGGTACGAGAGCATGGGTATTGAAAATGTTTTTGTGAATGAACACAAGGCATCAAAATATAATAAGCTGATGAAGGCTCAAAGAAAGAAGGCGAAACCCGTGACACTACAGGACATAGCGGAGGCGATGAATGATTCTTGAAGAGGGCGATTTGGTCGCGCTTAAAGAGTTTTATTACCTGTCACCAGAAAAAAGACACAAGTCGTTAGCCATTGTCATTGAAGCTCAGTGGAAACAATGCAGGATTCGCACGATTTACAATGGGATGACATGGTGGGTTCAAAACAATGAACTAAAACTTCTTTCTGGTGGTTCAAAGTCGATAAGCAAAAAAGTTTAATTTTTTTTGAATAAATCTCAAGGCTGCACGTCTATTGTGCATCGGAGTTAAAAAGATGAAGACTGTAATCGTTTTGGATACTGAAGACACTAAGGGACTCGCGGCAGCAGTTCGCATTGCTAAACATCTTGAGCGCGAATACCTTAGCGACTTGATGCCAAATCAATACACCACTAAATATAGCAGTCACGATTTATCATTTAGTAGAATTCCGTTTATCAAAGTGCTGCGTGCTTTTGCAAAACAGATTCGCGACGATGTTGAAAGCGGAGACTTAAAGCTGGAAGACGTTGGTGGGCTTCGATATACAAAACAATTTACCGATAGAGTGTGGAAAGATGAAAAATTCTAAAAAGAAAGTATCGCAACCCTCTGTGGTACATGTCGCCGCTTTTCTGCGCTCCGGTGCAGGCAAGCACAAAAGCAAAAAGATTTATAGCCGCAAGGCAAAACATAAAGGAAGGGCACAATGATTGTTGCAATTGTAATTTATAGTTTGGTTTTCTCATTCGCTTATTCGCATGCTCTTGATATGCACTTGGGTAATTAATGAAAGTTGGTGATTTGGTGCGCGTTGGCCCACCTTTGAGGCTTCAAAACAAAATTGGACTTATCGTCGGTCGTGATAGCAAATCAGACACGATGCAAATGGGACGCGACGGTGATTTTTTTTATACGATGTATTATAAAGTTGTCATTGATGGTCACGTTTATAGAATTGAAAAAAGTAATTTGGAGAAAATAAATAATGGATGATTACGAGGCAGTTGGAATTGCAGAAGGGTTTGTCGATTGCGATGATGAAGAGAGAATCATCGAGGCATGGCAGCATCTAATCGACACCGGCTTGGCCTGGACGCTGCAAGGTGCGTTTGGTCGGATGGCGAAATCCCTGATTGATGCTGGTGTTTGCACGCCTTGAAAAATAATTTAATTTTTTTTGAATATTCGCGGAACTCCTGCGTCTAACGGGTGTCTAAACAAAGGAGACACACATGGGTTATCGTTCAGAAGTTGTCCTCGTCATTGGTAAAGAAGTTATGCCTCAGTTTATGGTCACCATGGCTAAGTCGCCAGAGGCTCGTAAACTTTGCTGGGGCGACCACGACCGCATGATTAAGGATTATGATGGCGAGGGAAATTTTCTTTTTGCATGGGGTGGCATCAAGTGGTACAACACCTATGAGTGCATTGGTGCCATCGAGGACTTTATGGACTGGTGCGAGGGCGAGGGCAAGGAAGAGGAATTCCGCTTTATTCGCATAGGCGAAGACGCAGACGATAACATCGAGCGTGGCTGGCTAACCCATGACGTTCACATCACACGAGAGGTCAGCTACTAATGAAAGTCGGTGACTTGGTGAAGTTTGAAACTGAATCGTGGGTGATGCGCCGCGACTATGCAAACCCTGGCGTGGTTTTGGAAGTCAGGATGGCCCGGCACAATAAATCGCGGCGTATGCGGGTGATGTGGTCTGATGGAAGCATCACCTTAGAGCACAGTTGTTATCTGGAGGTTGTCAGTGAAAGTCGGTGATTTGGTACGCTTTCGTGGTCATATTGGCATCATCATTGAGAGCACAGCGTGGGCCACACTCGTTTGCTGGAACAGTGGCGAAGTCGAGGACGTGGATAATTACGCACATTTGAATTTGGAGGTTATCAGTGCAAGTCGGTGATTTGGTTAGAGTAACAAGCGTGGACGGTTGGCCCGTGGGCATGATTTTGCAGATTCGCGACCACACGTGCGGGTATCGCATCAAACATTATTCGGTGAAACTATTTGATTCACGGTGGCAACCTAAACCACATGATTTTCTACAGCATCAAATGGAGGTAATTAGTGAAAGTCGGTGACCTCGTTTATGCAAAGCAGGATTTGAGAAACGGTTTTCAATGCATCGGACTTATTCTGGAGCGTAGGGGTGCCACCCATGAACGCTTGGCAGAGTACAAAATTTTATGGAACTCTGAGAGCAACCCTATCGGCTGGTGGAGGATTAGCCAGCTACAACCTGCCATTGAAAAATAATTTAATTTTATTTGAATATTCTGAATTCTGGCGCGTCTAACGAACATACACAAAGGGGTGGTAAAATGATTAAAACTTGTAAACATTGCAACGTCGAATTTGATACACACTCGACCGCAAAGCGACAGGCTGGCGGCAAGATTAACGAGTGTCCGTCATGTGTCGAAGAGCTTGGCACTGAGACTACTGTAAAATATTTGGGCTTGTCTGCTGGTGACGGCAAGGCATCGGCTCTTTCGATTGTTG